GAGGCGAGCGATAAATCACCACAACCTGCGAGATTCGGTTTGCTACCGAACCGGCGATGACTGTCACAGGGCTAACGATACTTCTGTAATTCGCAGCCTGGCCACAAAGAAGGCGGGGAGGTTAGATTCCTATGGAACGGCTTCGCAAGCCGTCGTCTGGTGAGTCCCACTACCGGGGGATGAGATAAATACGGTAACTCAAAAGCACGGCGGCTATGGCTTTGCTGTAGCCGCTTTACATATCCGAACAGGATTGTAGAAAGGAACGCTTTATGAAAGACACTTGGCTTTATCGCCGTGGTGACATTTACCTCGTTGACCTTGGTAAACACTTCGGCTCCGAGCAAGGGGGCTGCAGACCTGTTCTTCTTATTCAGAATAATGTAGGAAACTTTTATAGTCCTACAATTATTGTAGCCCCCATAACGTCTCGGCATTTGAAAAAGGCAAAACAGCCTACCCACTTTGCCCTTGTAGGGGTTGATAATCTCGTCAGCCCGTCTGTCGTACTTACAGAACAGATTCTAACCATTGATAAATCAAGGGTAATTAAATATGTAGGAAAGGTCTCCGACGAGCAGATGCGTTCTATCGACAAGGCGATTAAGGTCAGCCTTGGAATTGACGTATGATGCTCGTTTTCTTTTCTCACAGCATAAAAAGGAAAGTTCTGGAGAATAATAAGTATCGAAAGGCGGTGCAAGTATGATTGATAAAACCCAGACCCACAAAGATTTGCTCGCTTCTCTCGTTGACATCCGTGATGTCAAGATAGACCGTTCGCTCCCCATCGAGGAAAGAGTGAAGTCCTATGTAGAGCAAGTAAAGAACCCGTATATGTTCAAAGTCGGCAACACCGTTGTCCGAGTTTCTTACGCAGACACCAACCGCACGATGAATGACAACTTCGTGAATATGATAGCTTCAATGTAATTGGAAGAAATTACACGGCTGCATCTCATCCGACAAACTGGATTTCCGCAGAAGGATATAGTATAATAATGACGGACAAAAAATCAGCGAAACTCCGTTTGTTGGAGAGGCTTGACCTCATAAAACAAAAGGAGTGGCGCAGTTATGCAAAAACTGAATGATAGACTATATCGTGCCGCCATCTACCTAAGATTATCGCAGGAAGATGGCGACATTTCTGTTTCTGACAAAAGCGAGAGTAACAGTATCTCGACCCAGCGTGATTTGATTCAAGGGTACATTCAGAAGCAGCCCGACATTATGCAAGTCGCAGAGTTCTGTGACGACGGCTATACCGGAACCAACTTCAACCGCCCCGGCTTTGAAGATATGATGTCAGCCGTGCGTGAAAAACGCATTGATTGTATCGTCGTAAAAGACCTCTCCCGTTTCGGGCGTGACTACATCGAATCCGGTAAGTATATTCAAAAGATTTTCCCGATGCTCGGCATCCGCTTCGTCGCCATAAATGACGGATATGACTCTGCCGACACCGGAAACCAATCCAATGATTTCGTTCTTCCTTTCAAGAACCTAATCAACGACTCTTACTGCCGAGACATTTCCATTAAGTCTCGCACCAACCTGGAAGTGAAACGCAGAAATGGCGAGTTCGTCAATAACTTTGCTGTTTACGGATATATGCGTTCTCCCGACGATAAGCACAAGCTGATTATCGACGAAGAAGCAGCAAAGACCGTTCGCAACATCTTCAACTGGAAACAGGACGGATGGAACGCACAGCAGATTGCAAATCACTTGAACAAGCTCCATATTCCGTCCCCTCTGGAATATAAGAAAAAATGCGGTCATAACTACCGCACGAGCTTCAAAACCAAGACCACCGCACAATGGAGTGCCGTTGCCGTTCTCCGTATTCTCAAAAACGCCGTTTATACCGGTGTGTTGGAGCAAGGCAAAACGACCACCCCGAACTACAAGGTTAAGATGCGTGTTGCCAAGGATGAATCCAAATGGGCACGAGTTGAGAACGCTCACGAGGCTATCATCACAGCAACGCAGTTTGAACTTGTTCAGCTCTGTCTCGGTATGGATACCTGCAGAGCCGAGGGCAGCGAGGAGATTTATCCTTTCTCCGGTATGATTTACTGTGAAGATTGTCAAAGCCCGATGATTCACAGGGCGGCGACCTCTAACGGCAAGAAGTATCACTATTATGTGTGCTCCGGTAACAAGCGTGACAAAGATAGCTGCACGACCCATAATATCAAGTGTGACTTGGTTGAAGAAGTCGTCCTCGCTACCGTCCAGGCTCACATCAGTATGGCAATCGACATCGACAATGCTATGCACGAAATGGAATCCCTTGATTGGGAACGCCGTGAAGTTCGCAAAATCGGTGCTCAGATTGAAGCCCTGGAGACAGAGATTGAGAAGTACACCACTCTCAAAATGAGCCTTTACGAAGATTTGAAGCAAGCCTTGATTTCCAAGGAAGAATACTTCTCCTTCAAGCAGGACTACGATGACCGCATCGACTCCATTAAGGTTCAAATCAACCGCCTTGTGGGTCAGCGTAATGCCGTTGAGAACGGCTTGACCGATGCCCAGGGTTGGTTCGCTCAGTTCAGACAGTATGAAAACATAGACAAGCTGACACGCAACGCAATCGTCAATTTGATTGAGCGTGTAGAGATTAACGACCAAAAAGAAATCCACGTTCGTTTTAGACACGCAGACCAATTTGCCGCAGCTCTTGAATATCTGGAACTGCAGAAGCAGAGACAGTCCAAGTGTACCATTATTTCTATAAAGGAGGTTGGCTGGAATGGCAAGAACATCCCGCAAACAGCAAAAACCGTCGCTCAGTCAATCTCGTACTGAGCAAACAGTATTATATAACGTAGCAATCTACGCCCGTCTGTCCGTTGAGGATAACGGAAAGGAATCCGATTCTCTGGACAGCCAAATCGCTTTCCTGGAGGAGTATATCGCAAACGACCCCACGATGCGTAAAGTGGCTGTTTTCACCGATAACGGCTACACCGGCACGAACTTTATGAGACCCGAATTTCAGCGTATGTTGGATGCTGTCCGTGAGGGCAAGGTCAACTGTGTTGTAGTAAAAGACCTCTCTCGTCTCGGCAGAAACTACGTTGAGACCGGCGAGTTTTTGGAAAAGGTCTGTCCGTTCCTCGGCTTGCGTTTTATCGCCGTCAACGACAACTACGACTCCGAAGCAACCAATAACAACGCTCAACTGGCTGCTTCGCTCTCCAACATCATCAACGATTTCTATGCACGAGACATTTCCCGAAAAGTGTTCTCGGCTTTGAATACCAAGATGGAGAATGGCGAGTATATCGGTGCTTGGGAGAAGTACGGATATCTGAAAGACCCTAACAACAAAAACAAGCTGATTGTGAACCCCGAAACTGCTCCCATCGTTCAGCAGATTTATCTGTGGCGTAGCGAGGGTATGAGCTATATGGGTATCAACAAGAAGCTCAATGAAATGGGTATCCCGTCTCCGGGGCAGTACAAAGCCGACCGTGGTATCGTCACCAATAATAATCAGAAGAAACGCACTATCCTCTGGAACAAGCACATTGTTACCGATATTCTGAAAGACATCGGCTACCTCGGACATATGGCACAGCGTAAGACTACTCAATGCCTCTACAAAGGCGTTCAGTTCAGCCGTGTCAATGAAGAAGATTGGGTTGTTGTTTACAACACTCACGAGCCTATCATCAGCCAGGAGCTTTTCGACAAGGTACAGGCAATCAATGATGCTGCCGCACGAACCTCCAAGGAGAACCACGGCAAGTATGACCACCTTCCGAAAGAAAAGAACATCTATGGTGCAAAGCTCGTCTGTGCAGATTGCGGAGCAAGAATTAAGCTCGTCCGTTCTTTCAGTACCAAGAAAGATAAGGTCTATTTCACCTTTAAGTGTCCGACCCACGCCGAGCACGGCGACAGAGGTTGCAACGCTAAAAGAAAGAGTAAGGCTGAAATGGATGAAGCTGTGTTCCACGCTATCCGTACCCAAATGAACGTCTTTATGGATTCCGCAAGCATCATCAAAATGCTGTTGGCACAGAAAAAAGCAATCAACAGCGGTGCCGAAAGACAGAGACAAAAGCGTTCTTTGAACCTCAAAATCAAGAACCTCAATTCCTCCATCGCTACACTCTATGTAGATATGAAGGACGGGCTTCTGACCGATGAAGAATATCTCGTTCAGAAAGAAAAGTATCAAGCCCAAATTGCAGAGCTTGAACGACAGCTCGCAAAGTACAGCCAGGACGAAAGAGACACCGAGGAACAGCTTGTCGGTTCAAAGCGTTGGGCGGCTATCACAGAAGAATATGCAAACGCAACCGAGCTGACCGAAGGGATACTCACAGCCTGCGTAGAACTTATCAAGTTCCACGCAGACGGTTCTCTGGAAATTACATTTAATTATATGGAGGAGTTCAAAGAACTGCTCACTACGACAGAAAGACTACAGAAGGAGGTGGCATAATGCCAAAGGCAGTAGCAATTTATCTGCGTTTGTCGCAGGAAGATGTAGATGTTCGGCGTAATGCCGCCAAGGACGAGAGCAACAGTATTATGGCTCAAAGACGTATTATCGTCGGTCATATCGAGAACAGCCCCGAACTCTGCAAGCTCCCTCGTTTGGAGTTCTGCGACGACGGTTTCTCCGGTACAAACTTCTCCCGTCCCGATTTTCAGCGTATGATTGAGCTTGCCAAGCAAGGTGAAATCGGTTGTATCGTTGTAAAAGACCTTTCCCGTTTCGGTCGTGATTATATCGACGTGGGCGACTATCTGGAGCACATTTTCCCGTTCCTGGGTATTCGCTTCATTTCGGTCAACGACAATTACGACAGCTTCAACCACCTTGGCAAGACCGCCGGTATGGACGTGACCTTCCGCAACTTGGTCTATGACTATTACAGCAAAGACCTTTCTGCCAAAGTGAAAACCGCTATGCGTTTGAAACAGCAAAAGGGCGAGTTCATCACCTGTGTTACCTATGGGTATAAAGTATCCCCCAAAAACAAGCACAAGATGATTATTGACGAGCCTGCAGCAGAGATTGTCCGTGAGATATTCGATGCTGTTATCGCAGGCAAGTCCACAAGCGAGATTGCCGCAAGTCTCAATGCCAGAGGCGTACCGACTCCGCAGGAGCACAAAGGCGTTCGTCGTAAGGAAAAGACCGAACCTCAATGGACGCACCCTCGTATTGCCTATATGATTCGCAATATCAAGTACACAGGCGTAATGACCAACCACACAAGGGAAAGCCGTCATATCCGTGATAAGAACCAAAGGCGTGTTCCCGTGGAGGAATGGATTATTACCCCCGATGCTCACGAAGCTATTATCTCTCGTGAGAAATGGGACTTGGCAAATGAAATGCTCCGTAATCCCAAGAAGGTCAAAAAGAGCGTTCTTGAACAGCCCGACAGAGTGTATTACTGTGCTCATTGTGGCAGAAAGCTCCGCAAGACCTACGGCTCCGACCAATACTATTCCTGCGTATCTGCCAAATATCAGCACGAGAGCGAGTGTGCCGACATTCGCTTGAAGCGAAGCGAAATGGAAGATATTCTCGTAGAAGCTCTGCGAGCACAGATTAACTTTGTGAAGCAGAACAGACCTACACCTGTAAAGGAAAAGGTATCTCCGAGCGTGGAGTGCTACCAAGCAATCACGCAGGTCGAAAAGGAACTGGCACAGCTCCAAAGCAAAAAGATAGAACGCTATGAAGCGTATCGCTCCGGTGAAATCAGCCGTGAGACATTCATCAAAACCAAAGACCAAATCACCTTGCAGATTAGTGACCTGCAGACCAAAAAAGAACAGCTTGAGAATGAGTACCGGACCCTGCTTCAAGCCAAAGCACAAGAGGCAGAAAAGAAGTCCGAACTCTCCCAAGCTGAAAAGATTGTAGCCGATTATGATGCCGGTCTCCGTGAGCATCTGTATGATGCAATCAACCGAGTAATCGTCACTACAACCGAACACATTGAAATTGAATGGGTATTTGCCGACATCTTCGCTCAGAAGGAAGATTGAGGCTGAATTTGAGCAAAAAAGCGTTTTTGCCCCTATTATGACACGAGGTATATCCTACACACAACGCAATACGCCTCCAAAGTTTCGACAAAATTGTACAAAGCTCGCATATAGGTGCGAGTTTTGTACAGAAAAAATTTTTTGCCTCTCTGTTGACACGTCGAGA